CAGCTTTCATTTTCTTCTTCATGCCACCCATAGCGTAGCCCTTTTTCTTCATCTTCATTGATCCGTCTCCTTATAAAGATTGTTAAATACGCGTTCTGTGTCCCAAACGTAATCTACGTTTTCTTTTGAATTGTAGGTATGTTGGTTTGGTTTGAAGTCTGGGGCACCTTCGCCTGTCTCAAACCACGCAGGGTGCGTTACACGAACCCGATTATTTGGTAATGCTACTATGTTACCTGTATACTCTCCTGCGTCTAACAGTTCAAGTACGTGGCTTTGCTTATGTTGCGCTGGGTCGTCAGCCACTTCACTATCTGTGTAATCCACGGTAAATAGGTACTTAGCAGGGTAAAACTCGCCATCCACTTTAGCTATCCAAGGGGCAGGTGAGGCGCGTTCTAATTTATATACGGAGTGATGATGAGACATGCAGTCCCAAGGTTGTGCTAGATAAGAGGGTAATGCAGTAGGCCACTCCTCAAGCGGCGTGTCCGCTACAAGGGCTGTCAGGGGCATTCTAGCCCACATAGCTCCACCATGAACGTTTGGTTCGTCAGTATCGTCAGACTCGCAACCAGTAAATATTACTTGGAAGCTAAGAGTGCGATTAGGCATTGTTGTTACTGCGACTACCATAGCGTGTAGAAACTCTCCGTGATAATCCTCTAAATTCTTCGTGTACTCTCTGCGAACCCACGCTTTGAAATAAGGTATGTTACTTTGTAGATACGCCATCTTTCTTTTTTTTCTCCTTTGCCGCCTTTGCTTTTCTTTGTTGAGACAATTTAGACATTTTATTTGGCGGGTTTTGTATTTGTTGGCCCATGTTTGCTCTACTAATAGTCATCTAGCAATTCCACTTCCTTAAACTCTTGTTTATGCGGCTATCTGGATCGTTAGCTGTCTTAGCGCTAGTATTGCGTTTCTTCATGCCCTTCATGCGTGCGCAGAACGACTTACGGCGATTAGCGGCCTTAGACCCCTTCTTCAGTTTGCTAGGCTTAGTTGTAACCGCAGTCTTTAGTTTACTACCGGGATTAGCGCGTTTATAGCTGTCAACCCCTTTCTGGTTAAGCCCACCAGACGCACTTTTACCTTCTTTACGAGTCCAAGCAGGAGACTTTGTACTCCCCCCAGACTTGAAGTATCTACGCATAGAAGAATGTCATCATATCAATGGTAGCAACTGTATACTGTACAGTCATACCATCTTTAAATAACGCGCCTTCTCCCGGTACTGAATGAGAAACAGTAGCGTTATCAGTGCCTATGGTACGGGACTTAAACAAGATTGAACCATCTTCGGGCGTACCGTCATAATGGTTAACTACTCCTGTTGAACCGCCAGAAACGATAGAAAAACCCTTTAGCCTAACACGGTTAGAACCTTGAAGTGCTTGTGCGCACAATGATCCAGAACCAACTGTGATGTTTGCAGCATACTTAGCAGAGCATTCAACTGCACTAACTGTTAGGAATAATTTAGCCCCTGCAACTGCTTCAGCCGAGCCTGTTGAAACTATAACTTCAGTCATTGCACTACCAAAAACGTCAGTTCCTGTAATTGTACAAGTTTTTGCGTTATCGCCTGTTCCTGTAGTTGTCACTGTTACGTTTCTAGCGCCGCCACCTAAAAAAGTGGTTGCTGCCATAGTCGCTGATGTATCTGGTCTTGCTGCTGTCACTAACCGATCTGGATCGGCTGCATTTTCGTCACTAATAAATACAGGGGTGACGTCAGAATGTGCTGAATGACTCATGTCAATCTCCTATGTGTAGCGGTGGGGCTTTCACCCCACCAGATTGATTAAGCATCGTAACCGAAGAACTCGATAAGAATCTTACCAGCGGTGTAGTCTGCGTTAGTTGCAGCACCTGTAACCAAGTACATAAACTTACTAGCTGCTGGCGGTACAGGAATACCCAGTACAGAACCCGCTGCTAAGTCACCGCTGTTCAACATCTGAACTTGGTTAGACAAAGAAGTAATAGCCGCATCTTCAGCGCCAGTTGACTCATCAGCATACCACAGATCAATATCTGGATCACCACCTGCGGGAGTTTCCATGCAGGTTAGCTTACCACCAAGAATGGTTCCGTTAAGAGCTACAGTGGTTGTACCGATGTTAGAGCTTGCAGTTCCTGCTTTACCGATGATGTCACCAGAACCTGAACTTGCCAAGCCTGTAAGGTCAATCAGAATGCTTGTGTGCCACAGACCACCTGCGTGTGTAGCTGTAGAAGCAAAGATTGTACCTGTGCCTGTTGTAATGCCTGTGCCTGCGGCTGGACCTGCGTTACCATCTAGATCGGCTACACCCGATACACTCAGAGTTCCACCGATGCTAGTGTTATTAGAAAAAGTTGAATTTGTAGTTTCAGCGCCTATCGCGGAAACAGTAATGTCTTCAAAGCCGTTTTTTGAACGAACGGCACCATTAAAAGTTGTATTAGCCATGTGATCTCCTGTCGTGGCGAATGTCAGCTACACCATGTAGCTGTCAGGGAATGTGTGTACTATACACAAAACAAAACAAAAAGAAAGGGGCTACCGCAGCAGCCCCTCTCTAAAACAAATTCTCCAGTGCTTACGCGCCGGGAGAACCAAAGATACCCAGTGGGTCGCTTACACCAAACGAGTAACGCTCACGAGCTTTGTAGCGGCTGTTGCCAGTATCAAAGTCAGCGTCCATCGAAGTAGCCATTGGGCTACGTGTGAAGTGCTTTAGACCGTTTGGAACGTCTGTCATCAAGAACCATGCGTCGGTGTCTGTTAGGTAGTGGTTTACAGTGTAACCACCGGGAACAGAGCCGTTATTACGAATGGCGTTGAGATCATTGTCTGCAGTACCTACACGACCTTCTGTCTCCAACAAACGAGTTGCAACGAATTGCAGGTTTGGTGGAATCACAAGTTTCTTAGGCTTTGCAGCAATTAACAGGCCGCGCTCGTCTGTCCAGCCTGCAATTTGAATGATAGCCGCCTCAAGGGAAGTTTCATTCAAGTCTGCAGGAGTTGCTGGTTCATTCGAGTTTGTACCACCAGAAATCAGCGGGTGAGCAGTAGAGCAAAGCTCAACGCCGTCGCCGTAAGTAGTACCACTGGAGAAGGCGTTATTCAGAATAGTCGCCGCCTTAACCTGTTTTGTGTACGCCATCGCACGAGCCAGTGCTTTAGTATAACGAGATGACAAGGAGTCATACAGGTTATCCTCAATAGCTTCCTCAGTGATTGAGAAACCCATTGCAACTGTTTCGTGTGTGTAGCGTGCGGTGAACGCCTCTTGAGCATTGTCATATTCGATGGCAGAGCCTTCGTCTTTGACAGGTGCCGCTGAGAAACCTGATAATTTTGTTTCTTCCTCAAAAGAGCGATCTGATGATTCTGATTCAAAAATTTCGGAGTGTTCTTCACCGTATTTTGCATATTCCAAGCCGAACAATGCGTTCAGGCCCGGGAGCAGCTCTTTAAGTAGCTGTGCGCGTGAAATAGCCATTAGTTAATCTCCTTAAACGCCAACGGTGTGGTCATAACGATGATAACCAGCAGTAAACTTCACAAGAAATTCTGTGAAATTACCGGAGCTATCAACCGTGTCTGGCACTACGTCGATTACAGTGAACGGCAAAACGGATGTGACGTTGTTAATAAACACGCCCATACGACTATTACCTGTAGAAGTTAGTCCTGTATTAAGCACCAACTCAGCGTTACAAGAGATTGTAGTGGCACGAGTCTTCGCCAATGGCAAAAGACCAGTCGTTGCGCCGTCAGCAGTTGAACCTGTGCAATTAACAACTTTGAAAATTACATTGGGGTCATCTACAACAATAGCTTCAATATCAGATGCTACAGTGCTTGCAGGATAGTTCTGCCTGAATGTTACTTGCCCTGTGTTGGGGTCAGTAAAACTACATCCAAGAAAAACACCAATAACGCCAGCAACTGCTGAAGTATTGTTCTGCAGGGTGGAGATAATAACAGTACCGTCACTTGTGTACTGCACAACATCTCCGTTGAAGATTCCTGTTCCATAGTTGGAAGCAATCGGTACTTTACGGGTAGAACCCGCGTAAGACCTGCCGCCAACCAAGCCAACAGGCTTTAGCCCATAGGGGGCTGAGATAGTAGGATAAGCCATTTTAAGCTCCTAAGTGTTAAGTTCCTTTACCGAATGTTACTTTGGTCTTGCGATCATTGAACAACGGCATGCGAGGGTCATTTTCACGCATCAGGTTGTTATCAACGGAACTCATTTGACTGTCCGTCTGGTTCTGAAAGTATTCGTTACGTTCGTCAACCATTTCAAGTGGAGCTTTACAAAGCAACAATCCACCAATTACTACATTATCTTTAAAACGTTCTTGTTCTATAGTAACCATAGCAATCTCAGGGTGATCTGCTGCCCTTACAGGCTCCCAACCTTCGCGTAATTTAGATGAGACATTGGTAGCGTCTACTTGGCCTTGGTTAGAAACTCGAATCCACCGGAATCCGTAACCTGCTTGGGGATTAGGAGACGGTAAAGTCTCTGGGCGCGTCCAAGCCTTCTTACGTACAGTTTTTTCACGTTTTTCTAATTCACGATCTATGCGATTCTCAGCCATTTGCTTTCCTCATGTCTATTGCAACCTGTTTGGCGTATTGTTCGGGTGTCAAACCCAACCTTTTAGCGATCTGGACCTGAGTGCGTGTCAACGTCACTTTCCGTGGTGATGTACTCCGCGTTGCGGGGGCGACCACTTGTGTCTTCTTTCGCTTCGGTTCAGCATCCTCGAAATTATCGGGGAATACTTGACGCATACGAGTATCAATAGACTCGTAGTATTCATCACTTTGTGGGCTTACGCCCTGTTTGACAAGTTTATTATGCAACCCCAGCGCTAAACTTGTCATCTCATCATCGTCACCGAACCACGAATTAGTTTTCTGCCAATCTGCGGCTCGCTCATCGACTTTTACTGCTGGAGCGAGTTGTTCTACCTCCTTCTGTACAGGTGTTTCTGTTTCCTGTAAAGGTGGTAGTTTGAAGTTTGCTAGTCTCTCGGACTTTAACTTAGCATTGGTTAACTTATCTTGTGCATCCAACACTGCATCTGAGTCACCAGACTCGTACGCTTCTTTGTACGCACGTTTTGCATTGTCCGATTCAATCGAAGCATTTTTCTTCGCCTGTTCAAGCAAAGCAGTTTGGTTCTTGTTGACGTTACCCTTTAGCTTTTTGTTCTCTTCCATAAGCTGCTGAGTGACGCGTTCAAGCTCTTGACTTTGGCGGTGAGCTTCTTCTTTAGCCCTACGCTCGTCATGGTATCCCTTACTAAAATGCTGAATACGCTTGCGGACCTTATCAGAGTAATCCTCAAGTTCGTCATCTGTGACGTCCTCTGGAGGTTCAGACGCCTTGCGGTTCCGATCAGCTTTTGGCGTATCGTCAACAACTTCAACTTCAAAGTCGTCATCAGAAGTATCTTTTTTGCTTTTAGATTTAACTTCTGGTTCTGCAGGCTCTGCGAAATCTTCTTTAGTCTTTTTGCCTGAAATATCAATTTCAACTGAACCTGACTCCTCTATTTCTAATTTGTCGTCCTCTGCTTCAGGGAACTCAAATTCTACTTTTTGAAATGCCATGTCTATGCCCTCTGAATGCCTGTTGGATCGGTCACGACAGCCTCAATAGAGTCATCGTTCATAAGCCGATATTCAATGCCGCCAATAGTAAAGCGCGTACCTGAGTTCATACGAAACATCACGTAGTCGCCTTCCTTACACCATGCTCCTGTGGGGAAACGCTCCTCATCAGAATACGCTTGGTCACCCATATCCACGACAAGTCCTATAATAGACATGATGTGGTCTTGAGTTTTGGCTGCCTCCGTCTTTAGGACAGATGTTCCTGAAACGGTTTCTTCGGGCTGTGGTAGTGCTACTAACACGCGGTAACCCACGGGTTTAGGTAGTTGTAGTTCCAATTCAGCATCGCTGATTTCAACTGGTTTGTCAGTCATCATCGTTTTCCATATAGTTCTTCGCAAGGTCTTCCATGTGGTTTTTGCTGGCTTCGAGACCCCGAATTAAGCCAACAACTTCCTTGTACGCGGCGAAGTCTTTTGCTCCACCATTTCCAAGAAATTCCAGTGCAGAGGATTTATCACCCTCGATTTTTTCTTTCAGCACGTCAAAGACGGTTTTAGCCATGTTTACTGGTTACCCTCCGAATTGCGGTCAGGTTTTGCGCGATCACCTTCTAAGTCAAGTTTAGCGTTGGATATACGTCTATCCCCTGCTAGTTTTAACCCGTCCTTTTGTGCAGTTAGCATGAGTTCTTTCTCATCCAACTTCAGACGTTCAGAGGCAACGTTACCATCCAACAGAATCTTCTGTTCTTTTAGCTGCATTTCAAATTGTTTGATCTGCTGATCTGCTTGGTCGTTAGCGGTTTTGCGTTGCTCTTCAGCTTGTTTGATCTGCAATTCAGCTTGCTTCATCTGCATGATCGGGTCTTTTTGCTGCTCTTGAGCTTTCTTCTGCGCTGCTTGCTGCTGATTAGCCTGCTGTAGCTGCTTGCCTGCGTCTGCAACCAGACGGGACAGTTGTACTTCCATGTCTTCTGTCATCTCCTCGTTCGGAGCGGGTAGTGGTGCGCCTAGCTTCTCTTCTATCTTCTGACGATAAGAGAACCCAAGGTGTTCTGCGATGTGCGCTTGTAGCGAAGCCATAATCTGTTTGGCTTGTGGGTTTTGCCCAATCATCTGAGCCATCATCGGGTCTTGCATAAACGCCATGTGCGTCCCAATGTGTGCTTCCTGATCCTGATAGATGAACGCTTTTATCGGCTTGCCAATTAGGGCATCCATGTTCTCGCTTATCGGATCGGTTGGTCTTGCGTCGTCCTTAGTTGGGACGAGTTTCTCGGCGTTCTTCACGCCTAATACTTCTATCATCTGACGGTGCAACTGCGGCAGGTCATATATCTGTGGAGCCTGCGCTGACATCTGCAACACTGTTTGGTACTGTACGACCCGTTGAGCCATAGTAGAGTTGTTAGGATCACTGACGGGTATCACGTCCACCATCAGGTAGTCAGACCGCTTGGCCCCTACTTCACCTCTGGACGGGATGTACGCGTACTCCTCGGGGGCATACTCAGCCATGATAGCCTTGAGTAGCTTAAACTCTTGCTTCATCGCGTAGTGTACGCGTGCTTGCACCGCAGCCATAGGTTTCAGTGTGCGCTCTAGGAGAGCCAGTGTGGTGCCCACAGGGGCGTTGGCCGACATGTCCGATATGTCCATGTCACTAATAGCGCCTAGCCTACGGCCTTCAGTCGTAATTTGATTTAAAAGGGCGAGAAGGGTCTGGCTAGGTTCTTTGTAAGGAAGAGGCATAATGTTGTCACGGATAGACCCTGACGGTACATCTACATCTTTAAATTCACCGGGATTAATAGGGGAGTCGTCCCCCTTGATACGTAGTCCACGGGACTTTAACCCTCCCGGGAGATTGGAGAGCGTACCAGCGTCAACAAGCTGACGTATCAAGGAAGTTCCAGCACGGGCGTATCCACCAATGATGTGGATCAATCCAAGGCCGTAGAAGCCAAATCCCGGTACATAATTATAGTGGACGAAGTGCTGCCGCTTGAGGGTAAGTGGGTCACCCTCCTCGTAGTTCCTACGGACCGCCAGCACTTCGCCACTTCCACGCTCAATGGTGACAACGTATGGGCGAGCAATCTCGTCGTCATCATCAATACCTTCAATGAGAAGGTCTGCGTGTATTTCATAGACAGCGTAGCGGTCATCGTCGGTGAGCGAGTAGCCCCCTTCTTCCGCTTTCTTCTCTTCTATGTCTGTGTGGTAAGGTTCTGGGTCACCAAGGTCTATATCTTTATAAAACCCTGCAGCCTGCAACTTCTTCAACTCGTTCTTTGTCTTACGCATTACGTGCGTTACACGCTCTGCCGCTTCGATATTAGACGCACCGTAAGGCACAATCACATCTTCTGCAGAGATATAGATAGCGGCCTGACGTCCTAGATTAGGATCGAAGTAGACCTTTTTAAACGCGGACCCTGCTAAACCAAGGCTGTACAGCATCCGTTCGTGTTCTGGGCGATACTCAACCATGTTCTCGGTGAGTTCGTAGTTCATGTCCGCTTTGACACGTGCAGCGGCTTCGTCTTTCTCTTTGGTCTCTCGACCAAGTATCTTAGTCTTTACAGGGCCAGCGGCTGGCATAGTCTCACTCATAGTCTCTGCTTGGAACCTGATGGCTGCTTCAGCTAAAACTGTAGAGTTAACGCCACAAGCGCCTTCCCACGGGTCGGAGCGCTCTTCGTACTTAAACCCTAACACGTCAAGACCTTTAACAAACGTATCTGCCCAGTCTTTACGACCTTCTATGTCCGTTGTTATCTGACCGACAAGATCACTTGATAACGTCTCAAGAGCATCGTCTTCCATCAACTCAGCTAGGTTTGCGCCAAACTCAGAAAAATCTGTCTCGTCACCGGGAATTATGGTAACTTCCATACTGCCATCGGATAAGGTAACCGACTCAGGATCAATAATTTCAATCTCTAACTCAGAGGTATCCATTTCTTCTACGCCCTCAAGGTCGCCCTCGAACTCATCTATCCCCGTTGGGGCAGCGTACAGTCCTTTTTCAATAGCCATGTGTCACCTTTAATAATACCCGCCTCGGCGCTGTTTAAAATATTGTTGATCTTCTGGTTCGTCGCTAGGTAGCCGTATGAAGCCGCCCTGTCTAAAACGCATTAAAGCCATAACCGTAGAGTCCACAAGGTCATCGTTACTCATAAATGGAAACCCCGCAATCTCTTCAACAACTTCTTCTGCCCATCGTGTTTGCGGAACCCAGCAAAGTCCCGATGCTACAATATCCGCAACGGAGTTGAGTCTTGCCAACTTATCCCCTGACCCTCTGTGTGGTGTGTACTCAGACACTGGTAGACCCATACGCCGCATCTCTTGATACAAGGCTACACCAGAGCTTTTCTTCTCCACAATGAACGCGTCTGGTTCCCAGTCGTTATACTCTTCCATCGCAAGCTGTTTAAGTTCTGGGAACTCTATACGTTGTTTTATGCTATTTAACAATATAATATTGTACGCGGTGGTCTCTTCGTTCAAGAATACCCCCCATGTGGTAAGGGCTGTATAGTCTGCACGGTTATGTCTCTCGGCTGCGGCGTCAAGCGACATGATAATATATTCACAGGATGGTGGCTCATCCTTGGCCCATTCGTTCCACCACTCACGCTTAACAATAGCGGCTTCTTCTGTGGTGGGTTGCTGCTGA